GATGTGGCTAAAGAGCAGAAATGGGGTCTAGATAGAAAATTTGAGCAGGCCGATATAAACACATACAGATTAAATTATTACGACACCATCATTGCGTTTGAGGTTATCGAGCATTTGGACAATGGCCTTGAGATCGTTAAAAAACTCCAGCAACATTGCTATCGATTATTGATAACTGTACCTTGGAACGAACCGAAAGGTTTTTGGGGCGAACACCATAAACTGCATGGACTTAACGAGTCTAATTTCCCAGATTTCCAGTTTGCCTATATTTCCGAGGCTGGTGTAGTGACCAAAGAACCGCAGGAAATAAACGAAAACAACCGATGCAATTTAATGCTTTGCAGGTGGGATAGATGATTCTTTGCTCTGTCGCTACCCGCGGTCGGTATTTCACGACCTTACCTCTTACCTTACAAGCCATCATTAACCAGACCCACAAAGTCGATAAGTTGGTGATCTTTGATGACAATGACGAACCGCAGGATATGCGGAACGAACTAATTTATGCCCATTTGTTTCAGATGATGGACATTAAGGGTATTTCTTGGGAATGGGTATTTTCTGAGAAAAAAGGACAGCACCACATTCACCAAATGGCCAACTACATGGGCTATAAGTGGGTTTGGCGGGTCGATGATGACGCTATACCAGAACCCAATGTGTTGGATCGGCTTTATTCGTTTACGCAGTTCTTTCCCAAGGTCGGGGCGGTTGGCGGCTCGATATTGACTCCACCGATCCTTGATACCAGTCGGGTCTCTGGGAATATTGATCTGATTGACCTAGAACCTAATATCCAATGGGGAATGATTGAGGGCTATCGAAAGGTTGAGCATTTGCATTGCTCTTTCCTATATCAAGCAGGCATTCACGACTACAACCTTAATCTTTCTCGGGTGGCGCATCGAGAGGAAACCCTTTTCACCTATGGACTACATCAAAAGGGCTATGACATTTACGCAGTCTCAAATGCGGTAACTTGGCACTTAAAAGCCCAAGGCGGCATTCGAAGTGAAACCAAGCAAGAAATGTATGAACATGACGAGCAGATATTCAGGAATCACGTTAAGTTCAAGGATCACACGGTGGTGGTCTTAAACTGCGGCCTGGGAGACCATATTGTGTTTTCTAAGATACTGCCTAAAATCAAGAATCCTATTGTGTTTACCTGCTATCCCGAGGTTGTGGCAGGACTATCGATTGCAGAGGCGCAGGCTAGATTTGGAAACCTAGACCAATGGAACATTTATAAAAAGATGGATCAATGGAAATGGACACAAAGCCTGCAAAAAGCCTTTGAAAAGTTATATCTATGATCATTATTAGCCCCTTTTCCAGAGCATTGACCAATGGCAAGGTAAACCCTAAGAACTATCCATTTTGGGCAGAGTTGATTGATCTTATTGATGAACCAATAGTCCAAATTGGCGTGGCTGGCGAGACCCAATTAGTCCCAGATTTTCGGCAAAACCTCAGTATGGCCGACCTCAAGAATCTGATAAAAGAATGCCNCACTTGGATTTCATGCGATAGTTTTTTCCAGCATTTAGCATGGTCTGAGGGCAAAAAGGGCATTGTTTTATGGGGTTGCTCTGATCCTTTAATTTTTGGACATGAAGAAAACGTAAACCTACTAAAAGACAGAAAGTATCTATCCCAGAATCAATTTCTGTGGTGGGAAGCGACAGAGGCTAATTCAGAGGCATTTGTGCCACCAAGCGAGGTTTTTGCTATACTTTCAAGCATCTGAAAGGGTAGAAATGACTGAGAATCACGAAACATTGGCGGCAGTAGCAGTTAAGGCCACACCACCCGTGACGGTCTCTCTGGCTACCATTTTTGGCTATCCTGTCTCAGAGATATTGGTTTGGGCAACCCTTATTTATACAATTTTGCTCATACTACAAAAGATTTACCAAATTTATAACGAAGTCAAAAAGTGAGTGTTTGATCCTGTATCCATCGGCCTGGCGTTCAAGGCCATGCAAGTGGCCTATGAGGGGATAAATTACTGTTGTGAGGCTCTCTCAGAGGGTAAAGTAGCAGTTCAAAAGATCAAAAAGGCCACCGATGACGTACAGACCATTGTCAAAGACACCAAATCCATCTGGGGATTTTTTAAGGGTCTATTCCCAAAGAATAATGANGTTCAGTCAAAGACCAAGCCAGACAAGNCTGTGGCGAAAAAGAAAGAGGTCTACACAAGTCACATTCCCAATGAGACCGAGATCGTTCANCAGTTCGTCAAGCATCTTGGCGAATTCTTTAGAAACCACAAAAAACTGACTGAATACGTTGAGATTCGATANGAGGAAGTATTCTCCAGTTCAGACCCGAACCCCGAGGATATTCTCGAACTCAGCGTCTATAAGAATGAATTAGACCAGTCGTATGTCAAACTCTCAGGCATGATGCGTGGGGCTAATGTTCCACCCCAACTTGGGCCTTTGTGGGACAATTACAACCAAATATATAGTAAGGTTCAGGCCGAACAACAAAAACGCAAAGAGCAAATAAGAATAAGGCGTCAGATCGAGGCATCCCAAAGAGCGCGTTTTAGACAAGAAAAGATAGAACTTGGCATGGGTTTATTTATCACGCTAGTCGTGGTTTCTTGGCTTTGGGCGGTATGGATAAATTCATTTATCGTGGAATTCTGATTTTGGTCTGCATCATTTTGACCATTGTCTTGATAGTTTCACCTGTGATGATTAGTATGTGGATTAAGATTCAAAAGGCCGAAATCCGCATCGAGCGCAAAGAAAAAAAATTGGATCAACGGTTACAACTTTTAGAGGAAAAGTAAATGCTCACTTTGTTTTCAACCCTTATGTCGTTTTTGATGGGCGGTTTGCCTAAACTGTTGGATTTCTTTCAAGATCGAGCAGACAAACAGCACGAATTAGCATTGGCTCAAATGCAGACCGAGAGGGAATTGACCCTTAAAAAGGCTGGTCTGGAGTCGCAAGAACGAGTCGAGGCGATCCATTTAGACGAGATTAAGGTGCAGGCTGAAGTCGCCACCCAACAGGCTAATGTGGCTATGGTTAACGCTAAATTAGAAGAACGACAAGCCCTCTACGCACACGACATCGAGATCAGCAAAGGCGCATCCACTTGGGTGATTAACGCTAGAGCGATGGTTAGACCAGTTCTAACCTACGGTATGTTTATGCTTTTGGTCTTTGTCGACATGGCTGGCTTTCTCTATGCTTGGCACTCAAACGTACCATTTACCGAATGTCTCAATCAATTGTGGGATGACGATACACAGTTGATCTGGGCATCGATTGTGGCATTCTGGTTTGGATCACAGGCATTTGAGAAAAAATGAAAGTAAGCCAACGGTGCATCGAGCAAATTAAGCATCACGAGGGCGTGAGGCAAAAGCCTTACCGCGACTCTGTTTATTTATGGACTGTTGGTTGCGGTCACTTGATGTATGACTCACAGGCTAGGTTGCCAGTAGACCAGAGGGCGGCTATTCAGTTGCGCCCAGAAGATAATCGTGTATTCTCAATGGATGAAGTCGATGCAATACTTAGAGCAGATTTGGCAAGGTTTGAGCGTGGAGTGGCCACTTTCTGCCCTATACCTCTTACACAAGGTCAGTTTGATGGCCTTATTTCTTTTAGTTTTAATGTCGGTCTGGGAACACTCCAGCGTTCAACGCTACGTCAAAAGGTCTTGCGAGGCGATTTTGAAGGCGCGGCAGACGAATTCTTAAAGTACACAAAAGCAGGCGGCAAGGTACTTAAAGGATTAGTTACCAGACGCAATGACGAACGTGCGTTGTTTCTGAGTTAACTATTCCAGAATTTTGTACCCTCTAGCGGAAAGACATTGGCGAACAATGGCCTCTCTGCGTTTCATTACAGAGTAAGCACCACTACCCGCACCTACTGTCGCACCAGATGCCGCACCTGCTTGAGCGGCAGTCTTTACTTGGACTGAATGGCTACGGCTGGCCAACCAAGCGGTGAATATTGCAGAGGCTATTCCCTGAACTGCCGCACCTTTAGTCATTTCCTCGGGGTAACTTACTTGCTCGGCAATACTTTCACATTCCACTTTGTCGGCATAAAAGTTGGCAGGATTGCTACTGGATTTCGGGTCAACGATGATCTTTGACGCACACCCAGTTAATAGAATTAAAGCGATGATTTG